TGGTAACTGGCTGGTGCTTTGACCAAGGTGTTTTCGCCTCTGAGCGCATTTGGTACGGTCATTTAACTTAATATTTCTATCTATTTTCCAGATATTAATTTAGGTGTTATATTGTGTATTTAAGTGATACGTAGGCTATCATCTAAGTGAAAAACTAAGCGTATTACATCTCCACCAGTTGTAGATCAATTCATATCCCTAGTTGGGTTTGACTGCATTAGATGTCAAACCTCCTATAGGTGCCGGGAGAACTTGGTAGCATTGTTAAGTCAATGTCGTTTTGTTAACGCCTGAAAATTTATGAAAGTGGTAAACTGTCATTTGGTCGACATGACAGTATTTGGTTAGTTGGTGGAGTGAACTGCGGAGAAACTCCAAGGGTATAGATAAACCATCTATCCATATCGGATGATTTGAATGTTCAAAGCGTTATTATCTGGATAAATTGCTTTCAAATCAGACGGTTAAAACTTCCACGTTTTATTTATTTAACGTGTAAATTAAATATGGAATTTTCTTCTTCTGCTGGTAATTTTGTAATTGAAGATGTCGGTCCTGATGAAAGTGGTTGGATCACTATTAAATCACAATCTGTGACTTATGATAAGACTGCTTTCTACGTAGAACAATTTAATAATGATTTTCCTGCTTATAACATACTTGGATCTAATGATCTGGAGAAATTTAACTTTTTATCTGAGTTATGTGCTCGAACACCCGCTATGCGAAAATGGTTTGCTGCCACATCAATTCTATATTCGGATACAACGCAAATACCACTTTATTTGAAAAATGCGGTCGCGCCAAGTGAGTTTAAGCGCATTCAGGATAAATTATTAGTTCTAAAAGACGGCTTAGCAACAGTTATACAAAAGCGAAATGATCTTGCCAGAAAGTATGCTTCTGATTTAGATGCTCTTCGTATTGAAGAACAAAATATTGTCAAGAAAACTTTAGGGGATGACAAGGTATTGCAGATCATAAACTTAAAGACTGAAGCACTGCCATTATCTATTCAGATGAAAATACAATCATACATGCCTAGTGGTATGGATGATAATGTTTCAGATAGTAGACGACGTCTTGCGCAAGAATATTTAGCAAAATTTAAGGTAGCTCTTATTGATCTAGTTTCAAACAATGATAACATTGATGTTAGTAAAATTGTTGAAGAACTTGAACTAAAGTAGTTAAAATTTCGAATAATAGACTTGAAGAAGTTTTATGTAATTTTGATAAATTTAAGAAGTTAAATAAAAACAGAATATGGAAACCAATAACTAATAATGTCTTAATATATTCAAATAAAAAGAGATCTGATAATATTAGATCTTTTAAAAATGAAAATAAGGCTAATTTAGCTGAAAGTTTTCGTGATCTACTTCGTGATATAGGTAGAGGAACATTCAGAAAGAAACTTTCTAATGAAATAAAAATTAGAAAGCGTGTTACATATCCGATTTATAATTTAGTCTCATATGGTGATGAGATCTTAATGCGTTATAAGCGTGTTAAGATTAAAGAACTTTATAGACATTTTAATATTAATAGAACTAATAGAATTGTTGGTTTTACTCCCGATTTTGTTGGTGCAACAAGATCAAGTGTTGTTAAAGCGAAAAATTATATTAGAGAATTTTTGTCTGATAATTTTTCTGAGTTAACTAATGAAATTTCAAAATCATGTAAAAATGATTTATTCACATCTATAAGTTCACCTCGTGTGGTTTATAGTGCTGGATATGATACATGTTCTGCTCATCTTAAAGAGTATTTTAAAGATAATACAACTGAGAATTCATTACCTCGTAGTGAAATAATTAGAATTGCATCTTTATCAAACTTTAAATGGTTTGCTGCACCTGTTTGTAATTTTTATAATGGTAATGAGATTTATGAATACATTAGGATTAATTATTTATCGTTTTCTGGTCATTATACTCAAAGGATTTTAGGTAAAACTAAAGGTGATGCAGATAATGTATCTCGAGATGTTGCTTATAAATTATTTGAAAAAATTAAAAAGAAACCGTTAAAGAATTTATATCTTTGGAAGATATTGGGTAGGGAAAAAGATATTAAATTTTCTTTTGACAATTCATGTTACAAGGATGTTGGTACTAGAGTCGTAATGGCTTGTGAGTCACCAATAACTACTTTGTTAATGTGGTTTGCACAGAAAATTAATTATATTATTGGATATTCTGATTGGGATAAAACTTATAATATATGTGGAGAGTTTAACTCTAGTAAGTATTATAACTTGCAAAAATATAATTATGAATATGATTATGTTCTTGAAGCTGACTGGAGTTATTATGATTCAAATATTGATACGAACTTTCTTGAAATTGGAACAGCAATTTTATGTTGTGGACTTCCAAATGATAAGTTACATAATAACATTATATCTACTATCATTTCTTCTGTTGTTACTAAGTATGTTATATTACCTCCTGGTGTTGTAGCAGAATTAAATAGAAGTCAACCATCAGGTCATCCTTTTGGTTCTTTAGTAAATTGTAATGTTAATTTACTATATTGGTGTATTATTGGTTATAAAATATATGGAAATGATTATGTTAATAACATGCGCGTTGAAGTATATGGTGATGATACAAGAGCTTATTTTAAAGATCATCCTAATCTAGTTAACATTGATAATTATATTATGGAGTGTGGCCTAAAATCTGAAAAGGTATTAGGAAACTTTAGATCGACTAAATTTGTCTGTGATAAAGATAAAGATATTGACTTTCTAAAACGTAGATTTGATGAGACTGGTATGCAGTGGAATCACAAGAAAATGTTTGACAAATGGCTTTATCAATCTAGAAATAGAAATCTTAATGATCAGATTAAAGTAGTGATAAGTTATTTTGAGTCAGTTCCAACTGATAATGATCTTAAAATAATAGTAAGTAAATTCATTAAATGGGTTAAGAGTAAGTATTGTGATAAAATTGAACGTGATACAAACTTATTAATCAACAAGTTTTTATTGTTCAGTGATGATGAAATTTTAATTGATAA